ATGTATACCTATAAAATGATTCAGGTGCCGCCTAATATTTCTGTAAAAGCCAAGGATAATAAGTCTGGCGTAGCTGCTGCATATCTTCAGGGGGTGGTCAATGAGCAGGCTGCTGAAGGTTGGGAGTTTCAGCGAGTTGATACCATTGGTATTGAAGAGCAGCCAGGATGTTTCAATGGCGGAAAGGCACAGGTTTTTCAGTACTATGTGATTACTTTTCGAAAAAAAGTGCCAGATGTTTAAATGGGTTAGTATTCGCCTGATTCTTTATTATCGCGCCCATGCGCCAGCAAGCATTCGTAACAGATGTCGTTATACTCCAAGCTGCTCGGCTTATACCTTGATTGCAATAAGGCGCTTTGGTTTTTTTTGAAGGGTGGCGATTAGGCTTGAACCGGATTTATCGCTGTCGTCCGCCTAATGGTGGTGCTGATTATCCCCCGCATATTTGTAAATGTCGCAAATCGTGAGTGCGCAGGAAAAAGAAAACCCGCAGTTTTTACGCTGCGGGTTTGTTGTTCATGTCTGAGAGATAGGGTGCCACTTCAGCCAACCTTAGCAACCGATTGACGGGGGATTGCTCCCCCGTCGCGGTTTCCTTACTGCTTACACTGTAAGAACGCCGCAAACTCCGCTCCCCAAAAGCTCATCCGTATTTCACACAGCGAACCGTGCAGCATCCAGATGATGAGGATTACCGTCACGCAGAACGTGATGGCCGTAAGCGATTTTTGCGACATAGCGCTTGCTCCTTTGTTGGAGAGGCGCTAACCTATCACTTGCTTAAGGTAGATATGTTAGGGCCTCGGTTAAACAGAAATGTTTTCCGGGGCCTTTCCACATCTGGCCTTCGGGTATTCCCTCCGACCATCAGCCGAAAGGCACCCGCGCGTAATCTATCGCTTTTTTGTTACTCCGGCAATTCTGCCTGTTAATTCTGAGGTAAAGGCAAACTCATCTGATTGTTTCCCCTGTGTGAAGCTGGCAGATCATGCCATGGGATACCTTCTGATGAGTGAACGCCGGAGGCGTGTTTCGATGTAAATTTATGGAAAGCTTCCAGTGTTGAGAAGCATACGCCGCATTCCAGGTTGTTACACTGGTAATACTTTTGCCGCACGGTGTTTGAATCATTTTCCGGACGACTGGTGCGGATACGGGCAGATGCGCCACAAAGCGGACAACGGAACATAGCGACCTCCCTTAACGTGGTGCTGTCGCTATTCTAAGTTCCTCACTCTGTTTCCGCTATCCATTCCGGGATTTTTGCCTCAAGCTCAAGCTGTGTGGTAAAGCCACTGTTATCAATGGTGTGCTCGGCTTTTGCAATAATCCAGTCCTGATTATCAATCTCGCTTTTAAATCCTGTTACCGTGCCATGCATTTCGGGGTAGAGTTCTGCGCGTCCACGTGCCAGTGTGATGGAGAATGATGCGGCTCCGCGTTGTAGCTGCTGCCACTTTGCCGCCGCTGCGCGTCTTGCTGCCTGCTCGTTCTGATAAGTCTTGCGTAACACAAACACGTTGCCTTCCGCACCTTCCATATAGTCACCTTCACGGCTGCTGCTTTTCTCTTTTTTCGGTTTGCGGCGTTTCACGCTGACTTTTTTCTTTTTCCCGTAATTAAGATCAAGCCAGTAGGCGCGTACACCCGTATACGCCTCGCGGTCAGCAATGCGGAACTGATGGCGATCGCCGCTGCTGCGTGTGATGGCGAACGATGGCAACGGCTGGCCCTGTGCGTTCACGCCACCACCGGGCATGATGAATAACAGATTACCGCTTTTTACCGTGGTGATTGCGCCCAGCATTTCCGCCATGCGCGTAAGGAAGGACATGTCGCTTTCTTCGGTCTGGTCGGCGTGGTCGATTTCGATATCCATCAGCATTTCGCTGATTTGCGGTTTCAGACCATACCGATGAGCGATGGCGGATACCACACGCTCAACGGTCACATCATGCCAGGACACCTCACGTTTAACGTTAAATTCATCCCGAAAATCTGCGCTTCTGGCTGAAACAGTCAGCCTGTCCGGCGGTCCTTCGTGAGCGATTTCATCAACAATGTAAGTGCCTTTTTCTGTCAGCGGTTCTCCTTTCCAGCCAATGAGAACCGTCAGGCGCGCGCCCCGTGGCGGTAGCTGCAACTGACCATCCGCATCATCCAGCGTGATGGTGAGCTGGTCCGCTTCAAATCCCCGGTTGTCGGTCAGTGACAGGCTCATCAGGCGCTCTGCCACGCCTGACAGCGTTTTACCCTCCGCGAGAATATCAAAATCCGGCATTTTCACGGGGTCTGTGCCCTGACTGAGCAATTGCATGGTGGTATCGGTCATCTGTTCCCTCCCTGTGCGGCATGGTCGCATGTGCGTGCGGAGGGGGTTACTGCTTTTTGTTGTCGCCGTGGCGGGAGAACGGCGCAGGGGTGAGATTACGCGCGTGGTGGGTGATGATTGTTGCCGAATCATTTAACGGATACAAGGGGCTGAAGCTATGAGTGAAACTCGTTTTCATGGTGCCCGTGTTACGGAAAATACCGACCTGGTAACAGCGATTAACGATGTTGATTCCAGCGTTATCGGTATCGTGGCAACGGCGGATGATGCGGACGCGAAGCTGTTCCCGCTGAACAAGCCCACACTGCTGACCCGCGTCAATGACGTGCTGGGAAAATGCGGGACAACGGGGACGCTTTATCGTGCGCTTAAGGCCATCGCAGACCAGGTGAGCACAAAGGTGATCGTCGTTCGCGTGGCTGAACACAAAGAAGAAGACGGAAAGACGCAGGATCAACTGGTTATCGGTGGTTCTGAGGATGACGGCAGCTATACGGGGATGTATGCGCTGCTTGTTGCAGAGCAGGATGAAAGCATCGGATACCGTCCGCGTATTCTGGCCGCGCCGGAGCTGGACACGGAGGCTGTAACAAAATCCCTGTGCGTGATTGCAGGTAAACTGCGCGCGTTTGTGTATGCCTCATGTCACGGCTGTAACACGATGGCTGAGGCGATTACCTACCGCCAGAAATTCAACGAACGTGAGGTGATGCTCTTATGGCCGGACTTCATCGCCTACAACCCGAAAAGTGGCAAAAACGAAACGTTCCCCGCGTCTGCCTATGCGTGCGGCCTTCGTGCGTACATTGACCATGAGCAGGGATGGCACAAATCACTGTCCAACGTTCCGGTTAAAAATGTGCTGGGGATGTCGAGGCATGTGTTCTGGTCGTTGCAGGCCGAAGACAGCGATGCCAACAGCCTCAACAACAAAGAAATCACGACCATTATTCGTCGCAACGGGTTCCGCTTCTGGGGCAACCGCACACCGGAAACGAACGCCTACATCTTTGAGGTGTATACCCGAACCGCACAGGTGCTGGCTGATTCAATTGCGGAAGCGCAGTTTGAAACCATCGACAGTCCACTGACGCCTGCGAACGTGAAGGATGTTATCAGTGCCATCAGGGCAAAACTGGATTCACTGGTTACTGCCGGGAAACTGATTGGCGCGGAGTGCTGGTATGACGTGGTGGATAACAGCACCACGGATTTACGTCAGGGACGTGTGCGTATTCGCTACAAATATACGCCCGTTCCGCCACTGGAAGACATGGAGCTTTACCAGACGTTTACTGATGAATACTTTGAACCCGCATTTGCGGTGCTGGGAGGTGCCTGATGGCTGTGCCAAAACATCTTCGCTTTTTTACGCTGTTTGTGGATGGTGAAAACGAAGTGGGTAAGGTGACGTCCGTCACTCTGCCTAAGCTGACGCGCAAAACCGACAGCTACCGGGGTGGTGGCATGATGGGGGCGGTAAGTATTGATCTCGGCCTGGACGACTCCGCGCTTGATGCGAGCTTTGTCATGGGGGGCGCAGTTCGTGAGCTGTTCCTTAAGTATGGCGGCACGATTGACGGCACACTGCTGCGTTTTGCGGGTGAATACTACACCGATGCAGAAAGCGACCTGTATGAAGTCGAAATGCGCGGACGTGTGACGGAAATTGATATGGGGGAAGCCAAACAGGGCGAAGCCACATCACACACTTATGCCATTAAAAACACCTACTACAAGCTGAGTGTTAACGATCGCCCGTTGTGGGAGATTGACTTGCTGAACTTCATTTACCGGAAGGACGGCAAGGACATTGTGCCCGATCGCATCCGTTCCGCGCTTGGGCTTGGCTGATAAGTAATATGCAGGCGGCGCAGTGCGTCGCCTCTGACTGAAAGGAGTTTCCTGATGAAAGAGACGAAAAACATCGATACCGAAAACACGGTAGTTACTGACACTGTGAAAGAAACCAGTGAGCGTGGCGTAAAACTTACCCAACCAATTGAGCGAAGCGGCGAAAAAATCACGTATGTGGAGATCACCGGGGCTATTGAGCAGGCTGGATCTCTGCGAGATTTGTCGCTGTCTGATGTGCTGAGTCTGAAAGCGGAATCCATGTTTACGCTGCTGTCACGCGTGACATCACCGCGACTGGATGAAGTGACGATCAAAAAAATGGCATCCCGTGACTTTATTCAGTTATGTGTGGTTGCCGTAAATTTTTTGAGCGGTGCGGACTCTGGCGGGAAGAACGAACAGGCGACGGAAGCCTGATCACGGTTGTGTGCTTTGAGCACATAGAAGACTTTGTGGCAGATATTGCCGTTATTTTTAACTGGTCGCCCGCCGAAATCTTCATGATGACGCCCGGCGAAGTGGTTAGCTGGCGTGAGCGGGCGGCACTTCGCAGCGGGAATGCAGACAATGAAGACTCTTGATATCCGGGTCGCTTTCAGCGCCGTTGACAGGCTGACCCGACCTGCCGAAAACGCACGCCGCCTGATGGGGCAGTTTGGTGACTCCATCCAGCGAACGCAGGGGGCGATCAAAAATCTCGAGCGTCAGGCGCGTTCATTTGAGCGCGCCCGCGACGCTGTCAGTAAAGCGGATGCGGGTATCGTGAAAGCACGACGCCAGCTTAACGCCCTTAATCAGTTACAACGCACGGGTACAGTGCTCAGCGAAAAACAACAAAAGCTGATGCAGCAGTTAAGCACCCGGCTTGAACGCCTGAATGAATCGCGCACACGGGAAATTCAGAAAATGCGGGAGCTTGGCGGAGAGCTGAAACGCCACGGCATTTCCCTGACAGGCAGCGATAACACCATCCAGCAGGCCATCAGACGCACCGAACAATACAACAACCAGCTTGAACGCGAACGGCAGGCGCTTGCGCGTGTAACGCGGGCGCGTGAGCGGTATTCGCGCGCGCAGGAAACAGCGGGAAAACTGAAAACAGGTGGTGCGCTGGCAATTGGTGCGGCAGCGGCGGGCGGCTATGCTGCCGGGCGTTTTTTGCAGCCTGCGATCGGGTTCGGGAAAGAGATGTCCCGCGTTCAGGCACTGACGCGAATCGACAAAAACAGCCCGCAGTTTAAGGCGCTGCGTGAGCAGGCGTTAAAACTTGGCTCTGAAACGCAGTTCACCGCAGGCGATGCCGCCAGTGGGCAGGCATTTCTTGCAATGGCTGGCTTCACACCGCAGGCCATTCAGGCTGCGCTTCCGGGCGTGCTGAGCATGGCAACGGCTGGCGGTATGGACCTTGGCGAGACGGCGGATATTGGCTCAAATATCCTGACGCAGTTCGGCCTCTCCGCTGACCAGATGGACCGGGTCGGTGACACGCTTACAGCAGCGTTTACCCGTACTAACACTGACCTTCGCGCGCTGGGCGAAACCATGAAATATGCAGGTCCGGTGGCGGGTAAGCTGGGAATATCGCTGGAGCAGGCCGCAGCGATGGCGGGCGTGCTGGCGAATATGGGTATCAGAGGGAGTGATGCCGGGACGGCAATGCGTGCCAGCCTGGCTCGTCTGGCATCACCGCCAAAGGCGGCAGCAGAGGCGCTGAAAGAGCTTGGCGTGTCTGTCTCGGATGCCGGGGGCAAAATGCGCCCGATGGAGGATGTGCTGGCTGACCTTTATAAAGCTACCCGCAAATACGGGGAAGTTGACCGGGTATCGTTCTTTAAGGACATTGCCGGAGAAGAGGCTTTCACATCATTTATGGCCCTCGTTGATGCGGCAGGTGACGGCTCCTTACCCAAACTGAGAAAAGAACTTGAAGGCGCGCGCGGTGAGGCTGAACGCACGGCAAAGGTTATGGCCAACAACCTTGACGGCGATCTGAAATCACTCAGCAGTGCATGGGAAGGGTTGCGCATCCGCATTGCAGATCTGATTGACGGTCCGCTGCGTTCTGTCACGCAGTGGCTCACGCGTGTGGTATCAAAGGTGACGGCGCTGGCGCAGGCCCATCCCGCACTGACGCGCCAGCTACTGATTGCAGGCGGTGCACTGCTGGCAATGACTGCAACGATTGGCTCGTTGTCGCTGGTTATTGGGGTGCTTTACGGGAAGCTGGCCACCCTGCGTCTTGGTTTTGACATTCTTACCCGGTCAATGAATGTCGTCAGGGTGTTGCCTGCGCTGTGGGGAATGGTGACGGGTTCCGTTTCTTTACTGGGAGGCGCTATCGGGGCGTTGTTCAGTCCGGTTGGTCTTATCGTGGCTGCGCTTGCCGGAGCTGCCGTTCTTATCTGGAAATACTGGGATCCCATCAGGGCATTTTTTGCCGGGGTGTTCAGCGGGATTATGGAAAGGCTGACCCCGTTGCGCGAAACCTTTGAACGGTTTGGTCCTGTTTTTGACGCAATCGGGAGTGGGATCAGCCAGGTGTTTAACTGGTTTAAATCGCTGCTGTCACCGATGGAGTCCAGCAAGGAAACGCTGGATAAATGTACCAGTGCTGGCGAGATATTCGGTAACGTTCTTGGCGGTGCGTTACAACTTGTTCTGACACCTGCAAAAATGTTGCTGGATACGCTGGCGTGGATACTTGAAAAGCTCGGTGTGCTTCCGGATGAAGCGGAAAGGGCGCGCAAGAAAATCGAAGACGCACAGCGTGCGGCCATTCTTCAGGACAAGGTTGCCTTGCTTCAGGGGGACCTGGCGAAAATCAATCCGCCGAAGCCTGTGGAAAATGGCAATGGCACCGGAGGTGATAAACCCAAAGACAACAAACCGCTCACAGACAGCAATACCGGTACGCTACGCAGACTCAGCAAAATTGCTGATAACACAGGTAAGCTGGTTGATGAGACGAAAAAACGTATTGGCCCTGGCGATATTGTCTTTAAGAACCTGCCCCGCGCACTTGCCGTTCGTGGGGAGTGGCAGGAGCGGAAGATTGCGCAGGTCAGTAAGCCTGCCCCCGCAATTAATATCACACCTGTGGTTCCGGCTCCGCTGCCTCCGGCGCTGGTCCCTGTTGTTGCGGCCAGCTCTCGCCCGGTGGCAGAGGCCATACGATCGCCAGTGGCATCAGTTCCTGCAACTTCCCGTAACCGGGAGCCTGTTGCCTCCGGATTTGGCGGTGAAATTCATGTTCATCTGCATAACGTTGTTACACAGAATCCCCGCGAACTGGCGAAACTGGTCGGTGAAATGGTCAGGGCAGAAATGGAACGGCGCGCCCGTGCCGGGCGTGGCAGTTTTTACGATAAAGATTGAGGAGTCATGGCCATGATGATGATCTACGGCATGTTTGTTTTTGAGCTGCGCACGCTGCCGCATCAGCAGTTACAGCAAAACAAAAGCTGGCGGCATGTGAAAAATGAACGCGTTAACCGTTCAGCAAGCTGGCAGTATATCGGTGCAGGTGATGATCGCATCGTTCTTTCTGGTGTGCTTTATCCTGAAATTACAGGTGGCGAAGTGTCGCTGTCGCTGCTGACCACGCAGGCGTATACAGGACGACCCTGGCCTTTGATTGATGGCGTCGGGCAGATTTACGGCATGTATGTCCTGACCGGAACGAATACGACCCGTTCCGAGTTTGATCGCTACGGTAAGGCGAAAAAGATAGAATTTTCACTGACCCTTGAACGCTGTGATGAGGATTTGCGGGAGCGCCTGCAATCCTCATCGTTCAGCGATATGCTGTCCGGCTTCAAAGATAAGGTGACATCATCCCTTAACAGCGCGGCCAGTTCAGTTAAAGGGCTGTTCTGATTTAACACAAAAACCGCTAATGGTCAGATTAGCGGTTATTTTGTTTTCTGACTCTTCTCTATTGTTCCGCTTGATTCTCCTGCGGGGTGGTAACGATAAATCGTCGATGTACCAATGCCGTAAATTATTGCCAGTTGTTTTCTGTCGTGACCGTTTTTAATCAGCCTTGCTATTTGCTCATGCTGTTCTTTTGTCAGCTTCGGGCGACGTCCGCCTGTGCGCCCCCGTGCGCGCGCTGCTGCCAGTCCGGCCAGTGTACGTTCAACAATTAATTCACGTTCCATTTCAGCCAGGGCACCCATCACGTGGAAGAAAAAACGCCCCATTGGAGAAGATGTATCTATGCTGTCGGTCAGACTGCGAAAATTAATCCCTCGCTCCCGTAGTTCCCCGACGAGAGAAATCAGATGTTTCATGCTTCGCCCGAGGCGATCCAGTTTCCAGACAACCAGCGTGTCACCTTTTTGAAGGCGCTTTAAAGCGCGTTTTAATCCCGGTCGGTCTGTCTTTGTCCCGCTTAATTTATCTTCAAATATTTGTTCACATCCTGCACAAACAAGAGCGTTTCGTTGCAGGTCTGTATTCTGGTCATTTGTTGATACCCTTACATAGCCAATCAGCACGCTGAATCTCCCGTCCAAAAGCGTAAATCATGCCATGCAGGTCAGAAACGGCCATTATCTAAAACCTCGGTTTACAGGAAACGGTAAATCAGGCTTCTGGCGCATTACAGAAAAACCAGAACGGCGCAGATATTCCGGGAAAAGATACCTTCACCAAAAATATTGGGGCCTGCCGCGCATATAGCGCATGGCTGAATATTGGTGGCGATAGTCAGGTCTGGACAACCGCGCAATTTATTTCGTGGCTGGAGAGTCAGGGAGCATTTAACCATCCTTACTGGATGTGCAAAGGCTCATGGGCTTATGCAAATAATAAGGTCATTACAGATACAGGTTGCGGAAATATTTGTCTTGCAGGTGCTGTGGTGGAAGTTATTGGCACTCGCGGCGCAATGACCATACGCGTTACCACGCCGAGCACGTCCAGCGGTGGCGGAATTACTAACGCTCAATTCACTTATATTAATCATGGTGATGCTTATGCTCCTGGCTGGCGACGAGACTACAACACGAAAAATCAACAACCTGCATTTGCTTTAGGGCAAACAGGAAGCACTGTCGGAAATGATAAAGCTGTTGGCTGGAACTGGAATAGCGGGGTCTATAACGCAAACATTGGTGGCGCATCGACATTAATCCTCCACTTCAATATGAATACGGGGAGCTGCCCTGCTGTACAGTTCCGCGTGAATTACAGGAACGGCGGTATTTTTTATCGTTCAGCGCGTGATGGTTATGGATTTGAGGCTGACTGGTCAGAGTTTTACACCACGACCCGCAAACCCTCTGCGGGAGATGTTGGTGCATACACGCAGGCAGAATGTAACTCAAGGTTTATTACAGGTATTCGCCTTGGCGGTCTGTCATCTGTTCAGACATGGAATGGCCCCGGCTGGTCTGACAGGTCAGGTTATGTCGTTACGGGTTCAGTTAACGGAAACCGTGATGAATTAATTGATACAACTCAGGCAAGGCCAATTCAGTATTGCATTAATGGGACGTGGTATAACGCGGGGAGTATTTAACGATGATGCACTTAAAAAACATTACTGCTGGCAACCCTAAAACAAAAGAGCAATACCAGCTAACAAAGCAATTTAACATCAAATGGCTTTATTCAGATGATGGAAAAAACTGGTATGAGGAACAAAAGAATTTCCAGCCAGACACTTTGAAAATGGTCTATGACCATAACGGCGTTATTATTTGTATTGAAAAGGATGTTTCAGCAATTAATCCGGAAGGCGCAAGCGTCGTTGAATTACCTGATATTACAGCAAATCGCCGGGCTGATATTTCGGGTAAATGGATGTTCAAAGATGGCGTAGTGATAAAGCGAACTTATACCGAGGAGGAACAGAGGCAGCAGGCAGAGAATGAAAAGCAAAGCCTGTTGCAACTTGTCAGGGATAAAACCCAGCTATGGGACTCACAGCTACGGCTGGGTATCATTCCCGACGAGAATAAACAAAAATTAACCGAGTGGATGCTCTATGCGCAGAAGGTCGAATCCACAGACACCTCCAGCCTGCCAGTAACGTTTCCAGAACAACCAGAATGAAACAAGGCCCGCTATCGGGCCTTAATTTTTATTCAGGCTTTTGTGGCCATTCAGGATTTGCCGTATCCACACGGCTGACCAGAACACTATAGCGTTCCCATGACTCCAGTCGTGCGCGTTCCTCATCCGTCGCCATATTCAGCCTGACAGCGCGTTCCAGTGGCTGAATAACGTTTTCTGCTTCGGAAAGTAACGCGGCCTTTTGTGATTCGGCCTGTTGTTGTTGCTCGTCTGCCGTATAAATCCGTTTAACCACAGCTCCGTCCTTAAACATCCACTTACCGGAATCATCAGCACGACGATTAGCTGTAATATCAGGAACCTCAACGACGCTATAACCTTCAGGGTTAAGCGTGGAGGCATCTTTGGTGATGGCGACAATAATATTATTTGCATCGTAAACAATCTTTATTGTGTCTGGCTGAAAGTTTTTCACTTCCTCATACCAGTTTTTTCCGTCTTCGGACCATAACCAGATAACATCAAAATTCTTTGTTAGCTGATATTGTTCTTTTGTTTTTGGATTTCCAGACTTAATATTTTTTAAATGCTGCATAATTTACACCTGTGCGACGTTATACCATATGCCATTGATGTATTTTTGTATCGGCCTGAAGATAGCTTCATCATCGCCATCAACTTCACCAATAATCCTTAATCCGGTAAGTGCGTGTCCGGCTATTTCATAACGCCCTCCACGCGCCATCAATTGAACAACACGTGTGCCAAGTCGGACATCTCTCACATAGCGTGAGTCAAAATTGCCATAATTTCCGGGAATAATTTGCGCACCGCAAAGCCAGTTACCGTTATTGTCCATGTACGCCTGACCATCGGTGCCATTGGCTGTCCTTGAGTTATTAATCATGTAGATGCCAAATTGCTTATTTCCCAGACCGCCAATCATAAATTTGCGGTCGGCATGGTCCTGACGGAGCAAAGCCTGAGCACCATCAGTGGATACCGCATTACGTCCAAAAATAACATTCTGGTCACGCATATGAATCCACATGCCTGTGCTGCTGTTAATTGCAAGGCGGTTTGCGTACACCCATGCGTTAGTTGTTATATCTCCTGTAACATCCAGACCATGCCCCATATTTATGCGACCAGTTCTGAGATTAAGCGTAAAGGGGCGTAGCGGCCCTATATCGCCATTTTCCCCCTCATTCTCTCGTGTAGGGATGATATGCAGGCATTCTTCAGAACGGCGAAAAATGGCACCAAAAGATGAATTAAATATCCTCAGTGCATTGACTGTCGATATTTTTACTTCACTGCTGAAAAGGGCTTTAACAAGAACAGACAAAGCATCCCATTTAAGATTCATCAGGTCTTTTGTTGTGGTGCTTTGTTTGCTTCTCCATTTGAAATATTCATTGCCGTTGTCGCCTGTTTCAAACCACATGTATGAATCAGTATCGCTATCGGCATCATTTTTAAAACCAATCTTTGCCCAGTCAGTATTTCGAATCCAGGCAAGGATTGAGTCGTTTTCAAAAGTAAGCCCACCGGATAAGGTATCGCCATTTTTTTGCACGGCGTTACCAGCCCTGTTTACCGTTTCCTGTAAACCGAGGTATTCGATAACGGCAGCAACGGTCGATTTCGCAAGAATATCCCGCCCGACTTTTGTCAGGGTTGCCAGGCTGGCGACATCATTCCCCGTAAAATACGGAAACTTGTCTGCCGCAGTAGCAAGCCCGGCCAGCGCCGTCAGGGTGGCATCTTTCGGTTGCTTACCCGCAAGCGCGTTAGTCATGGTGGTCGCAAAATTCGGGTCGTTTCCCAGCGCCGCCGCTAACTCGTTCAGCGTATTCAGTGCGTCAGGTGACGAATCTACAAGGGCGGCAATCGCAGCCATAACGAAAGCCGTGCTTGCGATTTGGGTATTATTCGTTCCCTGTCGCGCAGTTGGCGTTGTTGGCGTTCCGGTCAACGCAGGACTGTTTAAGGGCGCTTTCTTGTTCGTTTCATCCATTACCGCCTTAACCGCTTTCGATGTCGCGGCCAGTGTTTCAGACGTGCTGTTGGTGGCACTACTGAGCTGGACTATCCCTTTTTGTGCCGTCGTAGCGTCCTGAGCGGTATATTTTGCGTTAGCAAGGTCATACGCGGCCTTTACTGCTTTCGGCGTTGCAGCCTGCGTTTCAGACGTGCTGTTGGTGGCGCTACTGAGCTGGACAAGGCCTTTTCGCGTCGTGCTGGCATCCTGCGCAGTATATTTACCGTTAGCAAGATCATACGCGGCCTTTACTGCTTTCGGCGTTGCAGCCTGCGTTTCAGACACGCTGTTAGTGGCGCTACTGAGTTGAACAAAGCCTTTTGCGGTCAGCGAGGCGTCCGGGTGACGTCGTGACTGTTCATGCTCTTTCAGTTTGTCATCCACGTAATCCACTGTGGCCATCACCATGGTGTTATCCACGGTAAGCGCCACGGTGGCAGTGCTGGATACGGTCAGAATGGTGCGAAATGTTTGTGCACGACCGGACCCTTCGGCAACGGCTGGCTTGTAACTTTCGGCAGTATTTCCCACCGCGATTAAATCGCCGTGCTCATCAAATACACCAATTTCCCGGATCCAGAATCCGCCCGTTTCAGGAGGAATAACCAGCTCCGCAATAATGCGGTTCTGATGTGTTGCGTCCAGGATGACGCGATTAACAGTATGTCGCCACACCTCATGCACCAGACGGGTCTGCTTACTGTCTGGTGTGGGCAACGTGCCGCCACCGTCGCCCACTGCCATATGAGTCAGGCGGACAGGCTTACCATCTGGCGCGGCTGCCTGAGCTAATTTTTTTGCACCCGTATCGGTGATAACGGTTTTAAATTTTCGTGTTGTGGTACTCATGCTTAATCGCCTGGATAAATGGTAATAACTTCACCGTCATAAGTTGCCGCCGCTGCGAAAATATCCCCCGGAATTTCCTGAATGATATTCAGCCCTGTCATGTGGCGGCTGACCGGGCGGGCATCAGCAATCAACCGCTCCATTTCCAGATACATTTCCTCCGTCACGCCACTGTCCAGCGTGCCGACTTCAACGGTAAATGTTCCCGGTTCTCCGCCGAACTCCCACCACTCAGACACGCGAATGAGGTATCCCAGCGGCTCAATGGCCCGGCGCAGTGCGCTGATGGTCCCTTTGTGTCGGTGTATCAGCCATGCATCACGAATAACCTGTCGCTTTGTCTCTTCCGGCCAGTTGCGATCCCAGCGGTCAACGGAAAACGCCCAGGCGAGATAAGGCAGCAGGTGCACCGGGCAGGTATCCGGCGACCACAGTGTGTTGAGGTCTACCGGAATGTCTGTAATGCGTGTTCCGACGGCTTCGGCACAACGCATGAAATTGCTGGCTGATGGTGGTAACAACGAATTACTCATTGCGCCCACCTTCGCTGATGGTGAATGACTCACAGCGCGCCGCCTGTATGTCGCTGATGGCCATATTCTGTGTGGGTTCGATTATCTCCACGCGTTGCACACCGTGCACATGCAGTGCGGCAGCAATGGCGGACAACGCCACGTCCTGACCGATAAGCCCCTGCTCAGCCAGCCACTTCCTGAACGACGATTCCGCCGCAGCCAGAATAGGTTCGGATTCCGGACCGGGGTAAAAGTACAGTTTTGCATTCAGCCGCCATGTCACGATGCTGGCGCTCTGTACGGTCAGGCGGTCGGCCACCGGGCGGGTGTCCTCTGCATTCAGAACGGCGCGAACGGTATTAAGCAACGCCTCCGTTGCTGTGCCGTCGCCTTCAGTGGACAGAATGGAAACCGTCACATTTGCCGGAGACGGACTGATAGCCCGCGCATCACGCACCAGACCGCTGGCGCTGCGGGCAAAATACTCGTATGCACCTGACGGGCCAGCAACACTCAGGCCGTCGTACGCCCGCTGCGCCCGCAGTCTCAGCGAGGTGTCGCTCTCCATCACCGCGTCGGTGGTATCCGTTGCCGGAGTGATAACCAGGCGCTTTGTGTTCATATTGCCCGCGAGGTTGTCCAGGTCTGTCCCGGCGCTGTGGCTTAACATGCAGGCGCGTGCCCCCTCGTTAACCCGCTGGCGTAACAGCATTTCACGAAACGACATGGTTTGAGCGATAACGTTAAGGGGTTCCGATTCCAGCTCCAGCGCGGCGGAAACGGCTTCATGCTGTTCGGCGGGATAAGCCGCAATCATCATGGCCTTTGTGTCAGCCAGAATTGCCTCAAAGTCAGGCTCCGCGATGATGGCGGGGTCCGGTAACTGTGAAAGGTCAACGGCGGGCATGATTTACTCCCTTAGCGTGATGGTTAATTCAACATTCTGCATGGTCTGCATGACAGTGCCCGACAGCGTCACCCCGGCGCGGCCTCCCGCTTTCCAGACAACGTCGATGGCATCCAGGGCAATGCGGGGTTCCCATCGTGTCAGCGCAATCACGGCAGCACTCATGCATTGCAGACGCGTGGTGTTATTCATGGGTTCGTCAATCAAATCAGGCACAAGGCTGCCATATTCCCGTCGCATAACCCGGCTTGCCAGCGGGGTGGTCAGGATATCCCTGACTGACTGTTTCAGGTGCTCCATATCGTTCAGGTTTCCCGTCCCGTCCGGATTCATTCCTGTGTAGCGGGTTGTCACTGCGGGCCTCCTGTCGAATCGCTGCCGCCTTTCACGCCACCGTGTTTATGCGTATGCACGGTAATGCCGTTTGAGGTGAAGTCGCCGCCGCTGTGCGTGATATTGCCGCTCATCTTTCCTCCTTTTGTGACGTCAAGCGTCGCCGTTCTCAGAAGGTTTGTGCATTCCACGACGGGCGTATCCAGTGTCACGCTGACGGATGCCTGTAAAGTGGCCGTTTTCATGCCGCTGGCGCTCAGTGCGCCAGCGTCCGCGTCGTAGCGGAACACCGCGCCGTCCGGCGCGCTGATCACGATTTCTTTCAGGCTTTTGCCGGGTGCCGGACTGGCATCACTCCACAGGCTGCCAATTATCATGGCGGTTTCCGGGTTGCCGCCAATGCAGGCAATTACCACCTGTTCGCCTGGTGATGGCGGCAGCCACACATTGAAGGCTCCCGCGCGCGTGGTGTTCCAGCGCAACCAGCCTGTTTCCAGTTCGCCGCTGCGAACGCGCACGCGCCAGGACTTCTCATCAACTTCAGAGATGATCCCGGTGCGGATGATATTGCTCAGCAGTCGCATGAGTTCTGCGCTCACCGTACAGCCTCCGCAATCCGGCCCAGCACCGTGTTATAAATCAGGCGCTCATCTGCCTGGCTGATACCCAGCAGCTCACGTACCGGGTAATCGGTGAAAATGCCCGGCGCAACCTGATCGCGCTCACCGAACTGATGAACGCGGGCAATACGTGCGGCCACGCCGCTGTAACCCACCGTCACACCGGAAGCATCTGCACGGGCTTTCAGGTAGCGGGCGGTGCGCAGTTTTACGAACATGGGGACGCGCTTTGTGCTGTCCTGGTTGATGCGCCGGGTGCGTATTTCCAGAAAACGGTCGATGTCATCCCGGTAAAACGTGCGGATATTGTTTTTATCCTCATCCCACCCGGTAATGGTTCGCCCGTATTTCCCCGTGTCGTGATGCCAGTTTTTCAGCGTGCGTGCTTCGTTATTCCAGATAAAGCGAATGCGTTCCTGTATCCGGGTTACGCGGCGTCTGCGTGGTGTCCACGCGGTCCCGTCCGGCGCTTTCTGTGACCGGATACGCGCCTGCTGGGCGCGGCGTAAATCCTGTGCCAGCTTTCTGGCGATGTTATTGATGGCCTGCTGATTCAGGCTGTCGCGGATGGCCTCAAAGGTTTCATCCACGCGTGTGAATGCCTTATCCATCGCTTTCACCCCACGTCACATCCTGGAATACATGCGACCAGTCGCCTTCGGAAGAGGGCAGGCGGGGTTTTGGCTCCGGCAGGTGTTCTGCCTGCGGTGTGCCCTGACTGCTGCGCGTGATGCGAACGCGTTCCCGCAGGGGGAGCGTAAACAGGAGATCGGCGCTGTCATCGTCATTGATAACGGCGGAGAATTTGATGTCCTGATTACGCTCAGGGTTGAGCAACAACTGTGGCTGATTTTCGGATAACCACGCCAGCAGCGGCAGCGTGAGGTCATCCAGCTCCCCGGCGTAATCCATGACAAACATCACCATCTGATAGCGGTAAACAAACGATGGGGTTTCTCCTGTCGTTTCAATGTTGCCGCTCTCCACGAAAATGGTGAATTTTTCCGGGTTGGCCTGACACCATCGGCATGAACGGGTCATGGCTTCACGCAGGGAATCAGTTTTCAGCATGGTTGTTGTCCTCGTTGTTCAGTCGTTGCAGCCTGCGCTGTTCCAGTAATTCAATGGCCCGTTTATCCGCGTTACAGGTTTCCAGTGCATCCAGAAGGCGGTCGCCCCATATACCGAGATTTCCCCATGTGGGAGTGTTAGGGAAGGGGGGAGGCGTTACCGGTATGGTCAGCGTCTGCGGTATAAGCCGGACTGACGGCGCTGGCCGTGGCGCGTTCTGCGTGCCTGCGCAACCTGTCAGTAAAACGAGCGTCAGGCAAAGCGTGGGCGCATTCATCTTTTGCAATATCGTTGCGTAGCTGTTCACGTCTTACCTCTCCGTCCTGATTGCGTTGCTGATTTTCCACGCGGAGTTGCGCCAGCACCTGTTGCATATCCTGTACCCTGGCGCTGATGATATTCAGGGTGTCGGCGGTACTTTTCAGGGTGCTGGCCTGCGCTTCGTTTCTGGCGTTCTCCCGGCCCAGCGACCACGACAGACGCATGGATGTTCCCCATCCGGCAATCAGAAGGAAAGCGACGCCAAGCGTGGGCCAGAGCTTCATGCCGGATAGGCTCCGTGTGGTAACTGAAAATGCGGTCCGTCTTTCAGAGTCTTCCAGTCGCCGCCCCATTCCACCGGAATATTCAGTTCCCGGCTGGCCTGTCTGAATGCTGCTGCGATTTTTTCGTACAGCGGCCATTCCCATGACACCTGGCTGCCGATATAAGCCACAACATCCACGGCATGCCCCGTAAGGTGGCGGCTGTTCATGGTCTGGCTCTTACCCGTGGCCACCAGTTGCTTCTGGCGGTAACGGCTGCGCAACCCTTCGGTGATACCAAAATCCACTTCCGAGATTTCCAGTGCCCGTCGGGTCACTTTCACCAGATCAGGATTTACGCCCTGCAAATTCTTTTCGCTCCGGCTGCTGAATTTAAATGTGTTGCTCATTCGTCCTTCTCCTTCACCCTGCGATTAAAGGCCGCAATAACCTTGTCGCGTGCTTTCTCTGCACCCATAAAACCGATTGATGCGCCGATAAACGTCACGGCATCTTCAGGAAACCCGAAGAAGCGCAACGACCCGGCCACGGCCATGGCAAGAACGCCGCACGCCAGCGATCCCGTTACGGTCTGAACCAGTGTTCGTCCGTCATAAAGACTCATCAGCGCGGAAATGCTGACCGCCGCGCCTGCTGCATACACCGTTGGCAGGTGGTCAAAGAGCCACGCAATAACCTGCTCTGTGATCCCTGTTTGAATGGTGCTCACTGCTACTCCCCCCACAACTGAATCATTTCTCGTTTCTTCTTCTCCGGCTCCGGCATCTCAACTTCCTGCCCGGCGTCCAGAAATACCTGCTGACAGAGTCCGGGGTTGGCATCCAGCACCTTTTCGGTGACGCCCTGCGTCGTGCCGTAGTACCGGAAACAGAGCGAATCCACGGTGTCGCCTTCTAGTGCCTTCACTTTCATCAGCACAGCTCCGCAAAGATTCGCGGGCGGCACAGAATGTCAGAGATGGCCCAGCTCACATCACGCCACAAATCCGATGTCTGTATATCCAGAGCGTCCGCCCGGCGGTCGCCCTTGTCCGTTGTGTCTGCATCACGATAACGCTCCAGAATCAGGGCGCGCGTGGCGGTATAAACAGCATTGCGCCAGTGCCAGAGATTGACGCTTTCTCCGTTAATTACGGGTGCCGGAACATCGGCCAGCGTCTGATGGCCAGCTGCCTGCTGTTCCTGCTGCCATGCTTCCAGCTCGCGGGTAACGTGTGCCACAGCCCCGGTGGCAGTATGCAGCAGGCGGGAGGTGGTCACGCGGCCCGGCAGTCGTACCGCCAGACGCAGCTCGCGCAGCACAATATCCGGCCAGAATGCGCCCGCTGAAATACGGGTATCGCCATCATCGGTATCGGTGATGTCGTCCTCTGCGGGTCCGGGTTCAGTTCTGGCAACCATACTCATGGGGTTCACTCCTGAAAAAATCGGGCGGTGGGTGCGCGGTGTAAACGGTCACGGAGTCAAACCGGAACACCGCGCACGCCGCCCGCTGACGGGGTCAGTCGTTAACCGCGCTTCGCCTTCTGCGTCGCGGTGGTTTTTCGTGTTGCAGGCTTCCGCGTTGTCTTTTTACTTTTGCTGCTTTCGTCCTGCGCCTGCGGTGCGCTGGCGTCTTCTGGTTCGGCTGCGGAATCGGCTTTTTTCAGGGCGCGGGAAAGGGTTGCAATCTCGCGTTTCACACCTGCGTTCGGGTTCAGGTGCATCGCTTCGCGCAGCAGCTTCAGTGATGAGGCCATGCTGTCCGCATCGGTCAGGCCACGGCGGGCAAAGGCGCACGCTTTGCATAATTTGGCGCGCACTTCGTCCGGCATGTCCTGGTCGGTGACAATCTCCCGGAGGGTGTCCAGTGGTTCGATAAAGGCGGACAAATCCGCGTCGGCATCCGTCCCGGCCTGCGTCAGTACCGGATTACAGATTTCTTCGGTCAGTACCGTGGCAGCAGTACGTCCAAAGTTATCCGGCATGATGAGGTTGTGACGGACCACATATGCACCAATACGCAGCGCCAGCGGAAGATCGCCGCAGTCAATCGCCCACACCATCAGCGTGGCAATCACTTCATCCTGCTGCCCGCCGTCAGCCTCCAGCGTTCCCTCAATCCAGCCGGAAAAGTCCGGCAATAACTCTTTTTTGATGGCGGCTTTCGCGCTTCTGGCCTGTACGCCCTTAAGCCGGGCCTGTGCCAGACGCAGACGATACAGCACCTCTTCATGCGCGGTACGCGCGGCGTGGTCCACGCCTTCATTCGCCCGGCCTGCGCGCTGTGCCATCACGTTCTGCCAGTGTTGCTGTGCAGGAGTAATCATTTTTTCTCTCCGTTACAGGCGGGCATGATGCCCGCCGTGAGGTGATTAGCTGTCGGCGAACTTCAGGCCAGTGACCATCGCGCACTTGCCATAGTCTTCAACGACATAAGCGTCATTGATGGACTGGTAGGTGGCGATGCGGTTGTATTCCGGCTCGTCTTTCATCAGGCGACGCATTGTTCCTTTCTGCCAGTAAATTGACAGGTTGTTGAACGAGGTGATCAGCATCGTTGCATCCGGGAAGAACGGCGCAAGGAATACATCCAGCCCGCCAATGGCGCGCGATGACAGGATGAGCTGTCCGGCAAGTAATTCCGCATTGGGATTCTGGCCGCTGATGCTGTTCAGCACGGGCAGACGCAGCGAGTTAAACAGGTTGCGCCCCATAATCACCACGAGGTCGTCAGCTTCCTTGTGCCATTCATCCAGCAGGGATGAGCGCGCGTCCTGTACCAGTGCATCAGCGTTCGCATATTTACCCGCGTGCGCCACGGTGTTGTCCATGTTGCGGGAGGTCAGCGTTACATCATTCATAACGCGCTCGCTGGCGTCGGTTCTGATGTGCTCCAGCCATCCCACGTTAACGTCCTGAAGCAGCTTGTTAGTGCTGAAGTTGGACTCATCCGCGTGAGACGTGCCGTTGAAACCGATCATGATGCGGTCAAGCGCCACCTGCCGGGCAATCTGTGTGCTGACGCGGGACTGAAAATCAGGGTGTGCCGCCCAGGCATCAAGCTGCGGATACGAAATAAACGTGTCGTAGTTCACCTGTTCGCACTGGTATTTGCGGTTTTTCAGATCAACCACGTTATTCGGGTTACGGCGTTTTGTGCCGTCATAACTGGTATTCGTGCGCGCAATCGGCCCGGTGGTGTCCAGGAGGATTTTTTCGCCTTTCTGGTCAGTCACACCGAACACGTTAATTTTTTTTGTAAATTCAGTGCTCTCCTTTACTGCGTTTTCAAAACGCTGCTGCACCGAGGGTTCCACGGTAAATCGCGATACCAGTGCAGATACCGGGATATTGTTAAGCGACGCCTGCTGCGCCATATAGCAACCCAGCTTGTTGCGGGTAATATCTGACATCACCAGATTCATAAAAATTTGCTCCTTTGTCTTATCAGAAGTCAGCCAGCTGGTCGGAGGCTGCGCCCGTTGCGGTGAAGCGGTTCTGCGGATCGCCGTCCTGCGTGCGCAGTTTTTCCTTCAGTGCTGTCAGCTCTGTGGTCAGTGACGTGATTTTCTGGCGGTCCTGCTGATGGCGGGTTTCCAGCACATTAAAACGGTCGATAATGTCGGCCTGTGACGTTGCGACGCCTTCCACCGCTTCCTGAATACGGGAGAAACTGGCGTCATCCGCTTTGCGGCCACGACCAATAATCCCCATTACGCGGTTAAACCACTGGGTGCCTTCTTCCTGGCGTTGTTCTGCCATTTCGATGATTTCAGACTCGATGGCTTCGGAAATGAGCGGTGCTTCACCCTGGACACTGTTGAACGTCATCACCGCCTGACGTTGCTGTGCCGTGAATTTCAGGCGCTCAGTGCCCAGGCTTGCCGGGGTGTCGGTCATCGCCAGCCCGACCAGATAGGCGCGCCCGTTAACGGAGAACTGCGGGTGCAGTTCGATACTGGAATAGATTTTCTTGCCGTCCGCGACAAGCTGCTTCATGCGCTCGGTCGGTTCGATTTCTGCATACAGCGCAGTACGTCCGGCCAGCGGACCTTCCGTAATGTCTTCCGTACTCAGTGCGGTGACATCGCCCATTGCGGAAAATTCGCTTGACGGGCATGGCGAGAGATAGTGCTCAACGTTCACGCGGGCAGCGTAAACATCCGGGTTGAAGTTCTCGGCGGCTTCACGCAGATGCACCGGACTGATTTCACGGCCATCAACAGTTGATCCGGAGACAGCCACGCGAAACTTTTTGCGGGATGTCTTTTTTTCATTAGCCATAGTTTTTGCCCCTCTGACTGGTTCTTCAGTCATGATGGCAAAGCGTAACAGGCTGATACAAAGGGCTTTTGTTGTAAGAAAACGGCCAGAACAGGGGGTTAAGGAGAACGGTTTCGCGCGCGGGTAATCTTCCTGTAATTACTCAGGGGGAGCAATGATTCAGGACGCTTTTGTGCGCCAGCGTGCGCGGCAACTTTACTGGCAGGGTTATCCGCCCGCAGAAATATCACGTCTGATGGGAATAAACCCGAACACGATTTATGCGTGGAAAAAACGCGACCAGTGGGATGAAACGCCACCCGTGCAGCGTGTCACGCAGTCCATCGATGCGCGCCTCATCCAGCTTACTGAAAAACAGAATAAAACAGGTGGTGACTTTAAGGAAATAGACCTGCTGACCCGGCAGCTTAAAAAACTGCATGATGGCCAGCCGGATGCGACGGCCACAGGAAAGAAAGGCCGGGCAAAAAAACTTAAAAATCATTTCACGCCGGAGCAGATTGCCGCACTGCGGGAAAAAATCATCAGCAGGCTGGAGTGGCATCAGCGGGGCTGGTTTGACTCCCTGACCCTTTGCAGTGAAGCCGGGATACGTAACAGGATGATCCTGAAATCCCGACAGATTGGGGCGACCTGGTATTTTGCACAGGAAGCACTGCTGATGGCGCTGCGTGACGATGTGGCACAACCTTACCAGCGTAACCAGATTTTTTTGTCTGCGTCGCGTCGTCAGGCGTTCCAGTTTAAAAGCATTATTCAGAAGGCCGCGGCTGAAGTTGATGTGGAGCTGAAAGGGGGCGATAAAATCATCCTCTCCAACGGCGCAGAACTGCATTTTCTCGGTACTTCTGCTGCGACGGCACAGTCCTACACAGGCAATTTTTATTTTGATGAATTTTTCTGGGTCAGTCGCTTTGCTGAACTGCGCAAGGTGGCTGGCGCTATGGCAACCCTCAGCGGACTGCGGCGCACCTACTTCTCCACGCCATCCACCGAAACGCACGAGGCATACGTCTATTGGAACGGCGACCGCTGGAACGAGAAAAAGGCCGCGCATAAACGCCAGCGTTTTTCTGTGGGCTGGAAAACGCTGCATAACGGACTTATCTGCCCCGACCGGACGTGGCGGCAAATTGTCACGCTGGAAGATGTGGTTAATCACGGCTGGAAACACACCGATATTGATGAAATTCGTGATGAAAACACCGAAGACGAGTTCCGCAATCTCTATATGTGTGAGTTTGTCCGCGAAGGGGAATCGGCATTTAACCTGAATATCCTGATTGGCTGCGGTGTTGATGGATACGACGACTGGAAAGACTGGAAACCTTTTGCTCCCCGCCCGATGGGGAATCGTCCGGTATGGATTGGGTATGACGCAAACGGCAGCAGTGGAAACGGCGACAGCGGCGCGGTGTCCGTGGTGGTTCCTCCGGCTGTTCCTGGTGGCCGTTTTCGAACGGTGGAGACGCGACGCGTTCAGGGGCTGGAGTTTGAAGAACAGGCCAGAGTCATTGAAGAGTTCACGTGTCGCTACAACGTGGAACACATCGGCATTGATGCGACTGGCGGGCACGGGGATGCCGTTTATCAGATAGTGAAACGGTTTTTCCCTGCTGCTATTCCGTACACCTTCACGCTGTCATCAAAACGGTCGCTGGTACTGAAAATGCTGCAAATAATGCGTGCCGGGCGGTGGGAATACGATCGTGCCGAACGCGAGCTGGTCGCGGCCTTTAACGCCGTGCGTAAGGTGAAAACACCGGGCGGCTTTATCACTTACGAAACGGACCGAGCGAGGGGGATCAGCCACGGTGACCTTGCGTGGGCAACCATGCTTGCTGTCATTAACGAACCGATTGGCGGCGAAGGAGAAAACGAGCGTTTCACGGTTATGGAGTTCTGATGAGCAGAAAAAATAAAAAAGTGCGCATGAGTTCACGCATTGATCTCGCTGATGCGCTCAGGAAAGAATCATCGCTCAGTGCATTCACATTTGATGGGCCTTATCGCCTGACCGGGCATGACCTGCTGGACAATATGTACTGTGCTGATAACGGGCGGTGGTATGAAACCCCGGTGGACTGGTACGGTCTGGCAAGAGCTGCCCGGCAAACGTCCTGGCATCAGTCTGCGCTTTACTTTAAGCGCAATGTATTGCTCGGCTGCTATATTCCGCACCCGCTGCTTTCCCGGCAGGATTTCTCGGCGCTGGCGCTGGACTGGTTTGTGTTCGGTAACGCATTCCTTGAGCTTCGGAGCAATATGCTCGGCGAACCGCTTAAATTACGGCACGCCCTGGCGAAATACATGCGACGCGGAAGCGATCTTGAATCATGGTGGTATGTGCAGGATGGCAAGGACGCGTTTCAGTTTCGTCCTGGCAAAGTGTGCCACCTGATGAATCCGGATATTAACCAGGAAATCTACGGCATGCCGGAATATCTTGGCGCATTACTCTCGGCCAGCCTTTCTCATTCGGCGGACATGTTCAGAAAACTGTACTACGACAACGGATCCCACGCCGGGTGCATCATCTACATCGGTGCAGCGCAGGTAAACCGCGAAAGCATGGACTCCCTGAAAGAAACGCTACAGGGGGCACGTGGTGGTGGTGCGTTTAAAAACGTGCTCATTCATGCGCCCAACGGGGGCAAAGAGGGGGTGCAAATTTTGCCGTTCCAGCAGATCACCGCAAAGGATGAGTTCATGAATGTTAAGGCGGCATCCCGTGATGATGTGCTGGCTGCGCACCGCGTTCCGCCGCAACTGATGGGGGCGATGCCGGGCGAAAAAAGTGCGTTTGGTGATGTGGAGAAGGCCGCGCGGGTTTACGCAATTAACGAGCTGATGCCCGTCATGGAGGCCATGAAGCACATCAATGACTGGCTTGGCGAAGAGGTGATCCGCTTTAACCCTTACGCACTGTTAGATACCCAGCCCACATCCTGACGCGCTTCGCTTGTCTGCTGCTTCGCCGGGGCATAAAAAATTTATGCCCCGACTCTCCAGCTCCTGTATCAGTCAGATAATTTCACGACGCTTTCCTGCTTATTGCCATCATCGACGGTCAGATTCTTACGCAATCCCACTGCGCTGACTGCATGTTCTCGCCGCCTCAGTGCGATTTTGACGGCCTTACCTTTCACCCCATCAAACCAGAATCCCTCACGTATTTTTCACGCTCAGCGTGAGAAATACGGCCATTCTGTCGTGTCGCTGCGACATCGTTAAGGGAACGCTATTTACCCCCTGAAACGCGGGCTGTTCCCCCGTCACCTGCGCGCAGAAAAAGCGCGTTTTTTTGTGCACGCACGGATCCTTGACGGATCCAACTGTCACGCGGGCCGGAAGGGCAAAAATTCGTTCAAAAAAATTGTGCAAATTTGTGCACTATTGTGCATTGAAATAAACGCCCTGGAAGAGGGCGTTTTGGCTCATTTCTATAGCTTTGATGCAGGCTGGGCTAGGTCTCCTTTGATGCCAGTGTTTACAACCTGACAAGCCTCTTTGAGTACCCAGTCAACAGCGTCTTTCCATGCTCCGGTTTCGGCTGGCGGATTCTCACGCTTTACCAGTTCATAGAATCGTACTGCTCTAACCAGTCCATCTGACGGTTTTGCCTGTAGTGCAGCCTGAGCTATGCGGTATGCCTGGAGCATACGGGCGTCGTTGATATCCATTCCGAACGGAATTTCTGATGATTGTGATTCTGCATCTTCAAGCCTGGCAATTTCTTTACGTAAAAAGTATTTCAACTCTTGTTTTTGTTTTCTGTTCATGCGTTTTTTCCCTTTTTGTCTGTCACTTCTCTCCTGATAATTTCATTGCACAAATCCACGCACTCATTGCAGATGTAAACAGACGGTCCGGCAATCACCTTTGTGACTTCGTACTGAGATTTATTGCAGAAGCTGCAATAAATCGTCTCCTCGCCTGAAGTCCATGTTTTGCTGGTTTCGCCAGACATCAGTTGTTTGAGGTCTTTTTCACGACGAAGAACTATCTGGCCACATTCAGCTATTTTTTGGATGTTGACATTTTCTTCTTTCGCCAGCGCTTCCATCCGCTCAATCAGTCGCTGCGCTTTTTCTCTGTCAATGTGTTGCATTGTGTCCCCCTTGTTTATGTTCCCGGATTAAAGTCATCAGGGCGGATGCGCCCTGATGTTGTGTTATTCGGGAAATAACGCCCTGATATTTCCGGCCATCCGACTGGTTATCTGTGTGGTTGGTACTGGCTGTGACGCGGGGCGTTCTGTCCTGGTTTGTGTCACTGATAACGCCTCATCGTCAGCCCATGCAGCCAGTCGGTAAGCCTCTGCCGGATTCATTTTCAGAAGTGCCAGCCCGGCCAGAAAAGCCACACGTTGGCCGCTTTTGCGGGCTTCTGGTGTAAGGCTGTCCAGCCAGGCGCATGCTTCGCCTTCGTTCTTGACGGCGGCGGGCTTCAGATAGAAACTTATCCGTCTGGTTGGTGTCGTCATTGGTTTACTCCTTGTCCATTGCGTACAGCCCATTAACCAGAGCAAACTGTGGCACCCCGTCCGCGATGAAAGTCGCATTAACTCCGCAGGCTTCGCGGATAGCGGGTGCCACAATCTCCGCCCCGCCACCGACAACCATCACCCGCCCGTAACCCGAAAAACCCGCCAGCGCGCGGATCACGCGTTGTTTCAGTGTTTCTTCCTTTTCACGAATAACCGCCATCAGGCTGGCGTAATGCGCGTCATTGTGGATGTGCTGGCGCAGCCAGGCTTCATCATGGCGATGTTCGATAATGGTATTGGCGATGTGGTGACTGGTACGCATACCGTTAGTGGCCATCACCGACAGTACTGCATCGGCCATCAGGGAAACGCCTACGTGTGGATCGCAAAACACCTGGCTGATACCTGCCAGTTGTCCCTGAACCTTTGCCACATCCAGCGTGGTTCCACCTAAATCCACAATCAGCAGGGATTCAAACGGACTCATGTCAGCCAGTGCTTTAAAGCCAGCCGGAATGGATTCAGGCATAACCCGCACGTTACGGATAGTGAATGCTTCGCCGTTCTGGTACTCCACCGGGCGCATAACGTTCGCTTTTTTGCGGTTGATGTTGGCCATGTCCGGCTGTGCGTTTGTGTCGAAATACTCGCTCAGTGGCAGGGTGACAACCACATCCACCTCCTGTGGCGTGATGCCTGATTTGACCAGCGCGTGATGAATGGCAATGACATTTACATCGCTGTACTGGTATTGCGTGTCGGTCGTCTGGACAAAGCGATCGCTGACCGGATCAAAACCATAGCGCACGCCATCAAGCATGTAGTTCGCGGGCTGCGTGCCGCCGAACGGCGCAGACCATTCCGACTTGAAGCTGTTCGGGCTGATGGCGTTGCGGCGTTCGCCGTTCTCAGTCCATGCCAGCTTGATGTTGGTGGAGCCGTCGTCGATACAAATTTTCATGTCGCTTTTCCTTATGTTGATTAATTAATCGTTTACGGGATTCTGAAATCCCGTTTTTGCCTGTTTTGTGCGCGCTTCATATATCGCTGCGCGTTTTTTGCTCATTTGCGGGATTCGTGAGTCCCGTTTCTGTCTGTTTTTTGTTTCCACTGGTCAGGCCACCCCGCAGCAGGTCTGCTTTGCGGCTGGCGCGTTCAGTGGTTTCACTGATTCTCTGTGCGTGCTCTGCGTCGCGGATGGCGCGCAGCATGTCAGAAAGCACGGTAACGGGTGTTTTCATGGTGTTCTGGTCCTGCTGAAGTGTGGATGCCAGGCGTGCGGCGGCTTCAGGGTCTGATGCCCCCAGCTGTGCCAGATAGCTGGCGACCGGGTTATGGCGGATCTCCGTGCTGCTTACGCCATGATTACGGCTCAGGCGCTGCCAGAGCTGCGTGATTCGGCTGTCCGGGCGGGTATCCGGTTTGCGTACAATTTCAAATCCCTGCGGTGCAATGATGCTGCCGTCAACGTACAGACTGCCGCCCCGTAACAGGTGCTGCATCTGTTGTTCACCGATATGCAGGCCGAGAGATTCAGCAGACTCCCGCCATTCTTTAGCGAGTAATTCGTGGTTATCAGGCAAAGGCCGCTGCTGTTTGCGGCTCTGTGTCCAGCTCTGCATTTCATCACTGCTGTTTTTTGCCTGTTTGTCACGAAGCGAACGCATCAGCGCCCGGCGTTCGTGCCGTTTCAGTGAGCGCATCCATTCGTTCACTTCAACGCCGTCAGGGAGCTGCGGCCACGGTGCTGGCCGTTCTTCCGGCTGTTCTGTCCCGTTGTTGTCCGTTTCCTGTACACGGGGACAGTTATTGCCACGAGTCCAAGGGGCGGCAGGGCCGCCCTGAAGGTCAAAACCATTTTCGCGGGCGCTGTCTTCCGCTTCCGGTTTACGTCTTACCAGCTTCCAGTTATCCGGATGTGTGCACACACGGGAAGACTCCCCGATGAGTGGTGACCAGATCCCGTAAATCTGTACGCTCTGTTCGCCGTAATCGTTCAGCTCATCTGCGAGGTCGTAGGCGGTGCGAATCAGGTAGTCCTGGCGTGGAACAAGTACGCCGCCCTGTTTTTCAATGTAGGAGGCAAAACACCCGGCATCAGCGGCAGCGAGCACTGCATCCATTGCGTCATCCTTCAGCCGTTGCGGGCCTTCCGGGTTGCGTGCCATCTGGCTGGCAAGGCGGCGCAGTTCACGCCACACCTGACGGGAGGGGATGCCAAAGAACTGGAACTGGCGGACCCGGTGAAGGCGCGCCCAGCCGATGGCGCGCTCCACGCTCTCGGCCATTGATTTTCCGGTTTCGTGGTCAACGCGTGGCTTGCCCGTTTTCGGGTCGATGCCATCCACGGCGCGGCTGTCCAGGTTCTTTCCGATGTAGGTGGCGATGTAGCTGGTTGGCGTGCCTTTTGAGCCGTCGACGTACTCCGCTTTAAAACGCGGAGTAATATCATCGCCCAGCTCGTGGCGGTCTTCCTGAATGGCAATATCGCAGACGTGGGACACGATGGTTTCAATCTCGTCCGGATGTGCAAAGACCATCATATGCCAGTGCACAGTGCCGTCATGGTGAGGCTCCACCGTGCGGATGCCATACCAGCGAAGACCGTCGCGGTTCAGTTTTTTGCGGACCGTCGCAAAAAACGTGTTAACCAGGTAATCGCTGGAGTCGCGCATGGTGGCCCCGTTCCATTTGGGATTCGGATGACCGTTCTCCGTTGTTGCGTGGTATTTTGACGGGCAGGTGACAGTCAGAAACACCGCTCTGTCGCCACGGGCTTCGGCCAGAAGTTCCAGCCCCTTCATGGTGGCCATCATTTCTGCCTTACGGTGAACCGGGTTACTTACTCCCGCGTAATACACCGTCTCGAGATCAATCGTGAACCCGTCTTCATTTTCCAGCATGAAACTTTTCAGGAAATCGCGTGTTTTCTCGCGGTGTGCGCGAAACTCGCTTAACGCGTCCTGGCTCAGATAGGGTGATGTTTTTCTGGAAACCAGACAGGCGGCGCGGAGTTGTTCTTCCCGCCACTCGCAACGTAACAGCCACAGTTTGCGTTTCCACCATTCCGCACAGGTCAGGCGAAGGATTGCGCCCGGCAGCAGCTCTGTGTCCGGTTCGTTCCTCCGGTCTTTGTCTGTTGTCAGTGCGTCATAATGTGGAGGCATAGCGTGCAGGTGTAACGCCATGCGGGCCAGCATCTGATACGCCTTCAGCGTTACATCCATGGTCAGTTCGCCATCAGTCGCGCCAAAGCCATCGCAGAGTTTTTCGAAGGTGCTGCTGAACATCGCTGCCGTCATGGTGGCCAGCGTCTGTATCTGGTGTTTGTTGAGCTGCGGCAGGTAAAGCAAATCGTCCAGGCGTTCGCGTCCGGCAAGGGAGCGATAACCCGGTGTCAGCCAGCGTCCGTCAGTGCGATCCAGACGTTCGAATATTTTGCGCAGGGTTCCGCGTGCATAGCGTTCCGCCTGCCAGCTCTTTTTGCCTTTCCGGCGATCGGCTTCCTGTTTTTTGCGAAGGAAGGAGAGGTGGCGAATAAGCGGATCGCGCAGATAGGACGGCAGCAGGCGCAGCGAGGCCATGGCTTCATCCACCGCGCCGCGTGCCTGTTTTCTGGCGTCTCCTGCCAGTGTGATGGTTTTGTCCTGTTTTTCCTGTGCGTCCAGGCTTTTATTAATCAGGTTGCCCAGCGGCGTGGCGGAGAACGCCGCATCAGCCATTTCCTGGCGGCGCTCGTTCTCTGCCCGGTAGGCATCCAGCCAGGAGGAAAGCGCGGATTCAGGAGCGGGGATCCCCGTTCCTTCACGCCCCACTGCGTGGCGCGGTTGTTGCCAGTCCCTGATGTACTCTGCCGTCATAGTGATTTACTTCGTCATGCCATTCAGGGTGTCGCGGCAGACTGTAGCCAGCCGCTGAATTTCCAGCACGGTGTCTTCTGTGTCGGCATGGCGATGTGCGATGCGGATGCTGTCGGCAATCACATCGACGATTGAAGAGGATGGGCGCTGGTAAATGCCAATAACGGACGGGGTGCCACCTTCAATGCGGTAAAGCCTGTAATTTCCCTCGTGGCTGTCAATCATGTAGCGACCATCAATAACAATCTTTCCGTCAGCGAGCTGCGGTACAGGCAGGGATTTCAGGTACATGTCATAACGTTCACGCACGCGAGCGGCAAGATCACGTTCTGTGTTGAGCAGGTATTCAAGAAAGTCGTTGGCGAGAATCATTGCGGCAATCCTCTTGTTACAGATGTGCGAAGGCCTCCCGCCGCAAGGTGCAGGAAAGGCCCGGAACAGGAATTAATGGAGTTTGTTTTGCTGCTGGATGAGCTGTTGAAGCTCGTGCAGATCATCCGCCAGATAGCTGAAAACAGCGGCGGAATAGATGTTTGATAGTGCGTGGCTGCGCTCATGCAGCATATTGATGTGCATGATTTGCGCGACGCGTGATGCGCGGAAAAGTCTGCGGTTGATTTCAGTCTGGATGTGACGACGCTCCGCGATAGCGCGGTGCTGTTTGCGGTTTGCCATGGTGTGGCCTCTGTAGTTGCAAGTTTTGAAAACTCACCATCCAGAGGTGGAAAACTCGGGGTGGTGAGACGTACAGGGTTTCCACAACCGGCAACTACAGAACCCGGCCCGACCGAAGTCGGCCCCGTACGCCCCACCATAATTCGTGTGCGAAAAAGACGTGGCGATACAGTACGCACAAAAAAACCGCTGGCGCGGTTGTGCGCTGTAGTTGTCAGCGGGGTGGAAATCCCGGCACCCGTTTTATGAGGTGCAGCGGAAATGTAACCTGACTGATTGCGGCATGGCAAGCGGTTTTTTTGTGAGAACGACATACTAAAAAATCCTGATACTGCTCCGGCCAGCGGTTTTCACTGGCCGGGTTTAATTACTTCACCGGAACAAACGGAACAGCAGTATTGCTGGTCATGTATTGCGGCAGCGTGCCGTTCCATTTGTTGATTGCTTCCAGCTCCATAACGCCGGGATTCTGGCGCAGAGCTTCACCGCGTAAACGAATGGCGTCAGCTTCAGCCTGGGCTTTTGTGCGAATGGCATCAGCCTGTCCGGCAGCTTCTGCGCGCAACATGTTGGCTTCAGCTTCGCGTTGCTTGACTTCCTGTTCGCGTTGCAGGGTTTTCTGGTTTGCCGTGACTTTGGCGTTAATGCTGTCGATAACGGTTGGCGGATATTCCGGTTTACCGACATAAGAGAGGCTCATGACCTGAATGCCGATGGGGGTCATCTCTTCCTGAATATCTTTAAGTGCTGAATCCAGCAGTTCAGACTTACCACCGTCGATAAACTTATCGGTGGTCATTTTGCTGGCCAGTCGGTTGAGTGCATCGGCGATCTTCTGGCGCAGGTCAGTGTCGGTAATGTCATCCACGCCTTTGCGGTAGGTCTGAAACACTGTGGTAACTTTGGATGGATCAACCTTGTAAGCCACGCCGATGTGATAGCCGATGGTTGTGCCGTCACTCATCTGGAAGCTGAACGGCTCATCGTAGGTCTTCATTTGTTTGAAGGTCGGGAAGATGTAAACCTCTGTATTCCAGCCAGTCCAGTAGCGGCCAACGCCAACCACTTCGCCAACGCCTTTGTCGTCGCCCAGCTTGTTGACTTTGATGCCCACATTACCTGGCTCAACGCGATCGCAGCCAACCAGCAGGATGGCGGCAAAAAGCGGGAGAATCTGAAAGAGTTTGAATTTCTTCATTGTTTGATTTCCTTGATGTACTTACTGAAAAGGCGAACAACGCCTGCCGGGTACAGCATGGCAATGAAAATGCCCAGCAATACCAGGAAGGAGCTGTCTGATGAAATCATTCGGGGGAGTAGTCCTGCATACAGAATGAGAGAGACGATGACGCATACCAGCGCCCACATGTATGCGCGAAACCAGGTCTTTTTGTTCATGCTGTGGTCCCTTGCTGGTTAAGGAAAAAATCGAAAACGTTGTCGATGCGTTGCAGCAGCACTTGTTGCATTGCTTCCGGCGTTTCTGGTTCGCCTGGTGACTCCAGCGTCGCGCAGAAATCCTTGATTTCATGATGGAGCGTCAGGCGAATGGCTGGAGCCATGGTTCTGGCGTGCTCCAGCTCATCCAGCAGCGCCAGCACAGCAGACGGCGAGAGCATTGCGCGAAACGCCAGTAATTTTTGAGGCGTTGCCATTCGTTGCAGGTCAGTCGCCAGTTCGCGTAATTCCTGGTGGTTGATGGCGCTCATGCTCTGGCTTCCTTCAGTAGCTGGTTAAACGTGTTGGTAAGTGGATTGCCGCACCCGAACGGCATCGGGTTTATCTGGTAAGAAAAGCGACCGCCTGTTTTGCGCTCTTTTCTTATGACTGAACCGCTGCGCCAGAGTCGGCGTAACTCCGCATTAATGGCTGTGGTTGGGGTATTCAGTGCTGCGGCGATTTCTCCACCGCTACAACCCGGATTGGCGGCGATGTAGTCCAGAATGGTCATCTGCGTGACTCCTGTACCTGTCTGATAAGATTCACCTGCACCACGTTGGTGGCGCAGAAGTAAGTGTCGTCAGTGAGATAAATGTGATGCGCGTCAGGTTGCGAACGGTGACGGTCGAGCGTTTTAATCAGCCGTTCGTCAACTTCGTATTCACGTCCTCTGGAAGTGAAACGAACGACGGTAAATCGCTTAATTGCCATTGCGCCTCCTTGGCGTGTGCGAATACCTCCGCGAATGCGGATTGTTTTTACATTTTCTTATTTAACCTGTGGTTTTATTTGCTCTGTTATTCGCCAGTGAAAAAGCGTTCAATCTTTTTTACTGAATGAATAATTCGCATAATCCCAATGGCGCAGGCCACCGAAATAATCAGAACAAGCCATGAGATAAATATACTCATGCAATATTCCCCAGCTTATACGGTTCAATATGTTCCCCGCATTCTGCGGCACAGATCAGCTCGGAAAGTTCGTTAAGTGCATCCAGATCATCAGCGTAAAAAGCCACGTCATACAGACTCCGGATTGCCCTGGTCAATGAGTCACGGGCTGCACGTTCAGCATGAGCGCCTGATGCGCTTAAGCGAAAATAAAAACGCTCAAGTGCTTTGTTAATGAGAGTTTTATATTCTTTGCCCATCACAACGCCCTTTAATCTGCTTTCTTAATTTCAGCTTCTGAATCCATACAAATAATTTCGATATAGGGTTCATCGCCATTAGCTTGGCGCGCTTTTTCAGCTTCGTTAATGGCTTCGCGAACGGTCTGGTACGGAAGCTCCACGATCAGTTGTGCGTTGTTCGCATAAACGTGAGTAACTGCTTTTTTTTCTGCCTGGGCTACAGCATCAATAGCTGATGCACGTAATAACAGTTCACCGCGAAAATCAATAAAACGGATAAATACACCTTGTGCATACTCTTTGGTCATAAATCACCTGTTATAAATCAACCTGTTTAATAAAACTTTGTCCGCGAAGCAGACGATCAACCGTGCGAAGTGCTTCGTATAATGTGAAATCCTGCCCGAACTGATTGTCGCCGCTGCTCAGTGCAAAAATGCGGTTTCCGGTAAACGGATTGCGTGGGCATTTGTGGACCACGATTCCAGCTTTCTCAATCAACCAGGCGTGCTCGCCGATTTGTTTTACTGGGTAGCCATCCGGCGTTGCGTGTGTTTCGCTCAGGCTGTAGCGAGAGTTGCTACGTGATGCACTGGTAGCGAAACGGTTAGCATGGCGTTCCGCCCCGTTGCGGAAGCGCTGCTGTGAAGAATTGCGACGTTCCTTCATATCAAAATACTCCGCCTAAAATGAATAATGGTTTGAGTTATGCTGCTTTACCGCTGATATTTCTGTTTCGTCTGCCACTTGTTGGCTTAAACAAAAACAGACGGTTTTCCCAGTCGTGCCATTCCTGAGGTGCGTTTTCGATGAGGCGATCGCATGCTTCATCCCACGCTTTTCTGTTGATGTAGAGTTCAGCGTTTCCGCCTGGCTTGAGAGGGTCCGCCATATACACCGCAGGTAGCTTTCCTGCTTTTGCCATGCTTACGATGGCATCAACGGTCTTTCCGATATACATCGCAAATCCTTCTTTTGACAGGAGATGCGAGGGATTTTCTGAAAGTCGAATTTCTTCACGTTCACGTGCTTTGCGTCCTGTTTTTTGATGCTCACCTTCTGGCATTTCTGACAGGTGATCGCATCGTGTTCCGCAAAGTGACTCAGGCGCGTTTTGAGTGCTTTCTTGCATCTGATATCCTCCGCTATTGGTGCTTTCTTCTAACTAGCACCATTTAGAACTAGTTAGCGCAATTCGTTGTGTGTTAATTGATGTATAAACTAAGTGAGTTAACTTACTATGTCAACTACCGTAGCTATGAAAATTCGCATCATGCGGAAGTCAGAAATGCTTACACAAGAAAAAATGGCAGAGATTACTGGGCTTACTCTTGCTGCATTAAGGCAATATGAGCAAGGACGAAATGAACCCAACCTTGAGTCAACAAAAAAGCTTCTGAAAGCCCCCATGTTCCGTAAGTACCGCGACTGGTTTTTGTTTGATGAAGTTGAACCCAAGGCCGGGCAGGTTGTACCGGCTCTCGCACACATTGGGCAAGGCGAAGCGGAATCATCCCGCTCCGGCAAGAAAACTGGTTAACGGTTCACCAGGCATTTATTTCCCAGAGCTGTGATCAAGATGATGTTTTCATTGGAGGGCTTCCTTATGTCGATTAAGAAGCTCGCTAATGGCAAATTTTGTGTGGACGTGCGGCCAGCTGGATCAGAAGGAAAGAGATTCAGGCGGCGATTTGATACTCGTGGTGAGGCTGTTTTGTATGAGCGTCATGTATTGCAGCATTACCACGACAAAGATTGGGTTGATAAGCCAACAGAACGGCGCTCGCTGAGGGAGTTGCTGGATTGTTGGTGGCTATACCACGGGAAAAATCATCCTTACGGTGCGATGGAGCGAGTGCGTATTTCTGCGGTCATTAGTGATCTTGAAAGTATTAATGTTACACGCAGTGACCAACTTACTCGTAAGAACATAATTAATTATCGGTTATTGTTGCTTAATCGCGGAATAAAACAATCCACGGTTAATCGTTATTGCGCAATGATGAGTGGTTTCTTCACAAAACTAATTGACGCAGAGGAATATTCTGGGGCTAATCCGTTTCATGATGTGAAAAAACTTAATATCAAACAGCCTGAAATGGCTTATTTGTATCATGAAGATATTCCACGATTACTGGAGTTGTTATCTGGTGATGAATTAAAAGCCGTCTTGTTGTGTCTGGCAACAGGTGGAAGATGGAGTGAGGTTGCAAATATCAAGGGGGAGCATGTTATTAGCGGCAAAGTCATTTTTATGGAAACCAAAAATGGGAAGCGTCGCGTTATACCTATATCGTCAGAACTGGAGTGCATGATTAAAACAAAGGCCACTGGTCGTTTAATTTATCCAAGTTATGCAGCTGTCAGAGCTGCTATCAGAAAGGTGAGGCCTGATCTTCCTGAAGGGCAGTCGATACATGTTTTACGGCATACCTTTGCCACTCACTTCATGATTAATGGTGGGAATATCATCACTTTGCAGAGAATACTTGGACATAGCACTATTCAGCAGACGATGACTTATGCCCATTTTGCACCGGATTATCTACAGGATGCTGTGCGCTTTAATCCTGTGGCTGAGTTGTCCAGATATTGCCCATAA